CAGCTAGTCAGTCAAATGTTGTCGTATCAACAACTCTTAAGAAACAATCATTAAAGAGTAAGCAAAAAAATTATATTAGAAGTGAAAAATTAGAAGTTCTTAAAACTGCTGTCGGAATTAATACATCTCTTACAGGAATGGATAAGTCCACTGCATATGGTTTAAGGATAGAAGATAGAGAAATATCTTTAAATGTTCCTGACGTAGCAAAAGTTATAGGAGTTTTTGAGTCAATTGACAAAGACTCACCAACACTTGACAGATTAACATTCCCTAGTGGTCTAAACTTAGATACTACAGCAATAGTAGGTGAAAGAATAGTTGGTGATAATAGTGATGCAGTAGCACAAATAACTGGATTAATATCTGCAACCGAAGTTGAAATAGTATATCTTACTCCATCTAAATTTACAACAGGTGAAGTTTGCAATTTTGAAGAATCAAATATATCCACAACACTACAACTTATAACAGTTGGAAACTATTTAAATATTACAAATAGATATGAACTTGATAAAGGACAAAGAGAGCAATTCTATGATTATTCTCGACTTGTAAGGAGAACTAACTTCCCACCTGCAACTAGAAAAGTTTTAGTTGTATTTGATAAGTATGTATTACCTGATAATGATACTGGAGATTTTTATACAGTTGCATCATATGATGAAGAAAGATTCTCAAATGATATTCCATTATTAAAGAATGGATTAAGAGCAACCGATACTATTGATTTTAGACCAAGAGTTTCTACTTATACTGGTGCAGAATCACCATTTGCATTTAAAAATAGAACTTTTGCAAGTACTTTTAATCCATCATATATTGTGACTCCAAATGAGAGTTCTATTGTTGGGTATAATTTCTATTTACCTAGAAGAGATAGAGTTGTTTTAGATACTTTAGGAAATCTATCAGTAATTCAAGGAACATCATCAACTGACCCTGTATTTCCACCAAGCACTAGTGAAGCAATGGAAATTGCGACTATTGATTTACCTGCTTATTTGTATGACCCTGATGATGCAATTGTAAAAGTTGCTGATAATGTCAGATATACTATGAGAGATATTGGTAGACTTGAAGATAGAATAGATGTTTTAGAAGAAGTCACTTCATTAAGTTTACTAGAACTTGATACAAAAACTTTACAAGTTCAAGATTTTGATGGTTTATCAAGATTTAAAACTGGATTCTTTGTTGATGATTTTAAAAATATAGATCTTGTAGATACGAATGATCCAGATACTAAAATAACAATTAATTCTGAGGATAGAGAATTAAATGTTCCATTAGATTTCTGGTCGATGAAACCAGAGTTAGCTCTAAATCTAACAACTAATGTTGATACTGCAGATTTTTCTCAGGATCTTGAATTATTAGATACTAATGTTCGGAAAACTGGGGATCTAATTACTGTAGATTATGAAGAAGTTGATTGGATTAATCAACCATTAGCATCTAGAGTTGAGAATGTCAACCCATTTAATATGGTTGAATTTATTGGAAATATTGAATTAAAACCATTTGGTGATAGTTGGGTTAGAGATGTATTTGTTGATGGTGGTGTTAGAAGAACAAGAGGATGGCGTAATAGAAGGTGGATTGAGACTAGGTTAACAAATCAAAGACCTGATACTCATATAAGATCTAGAAACGTTGCTTTTAATGCAAGTGGATTAAGACCAGTTGCTAGATTCTATCCATTCTTTGATAGTGTTAGTGGAATTGATATTATTCCAAAACTTCTTGAAATATCAATGGTAAATGGAATATTCCAAAAAGGTGAAACTGTAGAAGCTTATGACTCTACTGGTGCTCGTGTTGCAATATTCAGAATTGCTCAACCAGATCATAAGTCAGGAAATATAAATTCTCCTGATGAAACATTTAATGCAAATCCATTTGATACATCATTATCACTTGGTTCTGTTTATTCTGCATCAACAAGTGTTTTAAACATTGATGTTTTATCATTGGCAGATGAAGCTCAAGGAAGATTCTTTGGATATGTACCAACTAGTAATGCAATATTATTGGGTAAAAGTAGTGGTGCACAAGCAAATGTAGAAAATGTAAGATTAGTTGCAGATACATATGGGGATCTTTTTGGATCATTCTTCTTTAGAGATCCATTAACAAATCCACCACCACCATTAAGGTTTAGAACAGGTACTAGTACATTTAAACTAACATCAAGTTCTGTAAATGCAGAACCATTACCTGGTAGTTTATTAATAAGTTCTGGTGAAACTACTTATCAAGCAGAGGGTAGAGTAGATACATTTACACGGACTTTGGTAATACAAAGAAGAAGATGCGATCCTCTTGCACAATCATTTACAACCGATGAAACTGGTGCATTTATAACTGCTGTTGATTTATTCTTTGGTAGTAAAGATCCTAGTCAAAAATTAGCAGTTGAAATAAGAACAATGGAGTTGGGTCTTCCAACAAATACACTTGCTAGAGATCATGCTCGTGTTGTTGTCAATCCAAATGATATTAATATATCAAGTAATGCTGAGATATCAACAAGGGTAAAATTCCCATCTCCAGTTTATCTTGAACCAGATACTGAATATGCGATTGTATTATTAGCACCTACAACAAATCTTTATGAAGCATGGATTTCTCAGATGGGTGAGAGAACTGTTAATACACAGAGTTTACCTGATGCTGAAGCAGTTGTTGTTACTCGTCAGTATGTTGGTGGTAGTTTATTTAAATCACAGAATGGTACTATTTGGACACCATCTCAGTTTGAAGATCTTAAATTCAAATTATATAAAGCACAATTCTCAACCACACCTGGTACTGCTTTCTTCTATAATCCAAAATTAGAGAAGGATTCTGCTATTATTGAAAGATTGATTCCAAATGCAATTAAAACTTTACCAAGAAAATTAAAAGTTGGTATTACAACTACAACTCATGCAAGCACAATTGCAAAATTGGGATTAGGAGTTCAGGTAAGTGATTCAACATCTTCTACTGCAATTCAGGGATATATTGAACAAGTTGGTGGTCCAATTGATACTGCATCAATAACAAATGCAGGAGTTGGATTTAAACCAAGTCAAACATATAATAATGTTCAATTATATGCAATTAGTGGAAGAGGCACAGGTGCCACTATGACGGTGCAAACTAATAGTTCAGGTCAAGTATCATCAATTAGTTTAACAAGCAATACAAAGGGTCAAGGATACGTTATAGGTGATGTCTTAGGAATTACTACAAGCAGTGGTAGTGTTCTTCAAGGTAGTGATGCTGAAATTACAGTTACAAACACAAATTCAATAAGTACTTTATACTTGAATAATGTTCAGGGTGAATCATTTACAACAGGACAAGCACTTGTAGTATATGAAGGATCAACTGCCACATCATATGGTAGTACAACAATTACATCATCAGCGATTTATGATGATAAGTATGCTGGAAATGTAATTGAAGTTGAACAATATAATCATGGTATGCAAGCTGATACTAACGTGGTTACTCTTGCAAATATTGAACCTGATACAGAACCAGTTCTTCTTACAGATTTCTTAGATGTTGATGATCAAGTTATATCTGTGGCAAATACAACAGCATATGCAACATTTAATGGAATATCAACTTCACAGGGATTTATTAAGATTAATAATGAAATTATCTTCTACAATAGTGTTGGTGTAAATCAATTAGGAATTGGAACAAGAGGTGTTGATGGATCTCTTGTTAGAACACATAGTGTAAATGATGTTACTCGTAAGTATGAATTAAATGGTTTTGATTTAACAAGAATCAATAATGATCATAATTTACCAAATACAGCTGCTCTAAGCAATGTTAGAGGTATAGATTCTTATTACCTTGAAATTAACAGAGGTGGTTTGGCAAATGGTGATAGTCAAGTTAGTTTTACAAACGAGCAAAATGTAGGTGGAAGTGATATCTTTGCTTCTCAAAACTATCAGTTCAATACAGTTATGCCTCAATTCAGTGTGTTAACACCAAGTGAGAGTACAAAAATCTCATCACAAGTTAGAACAGTTTCAGGAACAAGTGCTGGTGGTGGAGAAATTCCATTTATTGATCAAGGATATGAACCTATAACTCTTAATGAACCAAATGAATTGGATACACCTAGATTAATTTGTTCACGAGTTAATGAAAGTACAAGGTTAACTGGATTACCTTTAAATCGTTCATTTACTCTTGGTGTAAAACTAGAGACAACAGATCCTAATCTTTCTCCTGTATTGGATACATTAAATTCTAATGTTGTTTATACAAGATCAAGACTCAATAAACCTATTGAAAATTATGCAAAAGATGACAGATCTAATGCAACAACTGGTGATCCTCATGCTGCAGTTTATATAAGTAATCGAGTAGATCTTAAAAATCCTGCAACATCACTTAAAGTATTAGTGGCTGCATATCGTGATGCATCTGCAGACTTCAGAGTTCTTTATCAATTGTTTAGAGAAGATGGAAGTGAAACTGAGTTAGCATATGAACTATTCCCTGGTTTTGATAATCTTAATGATACTGATGGAGATGGTTTTGGTGATCAGGTAATTGATCCTTCTAAGAACAATGGTAAACCAGATGCTTTTGTTTCACCAAGTGCTGCAGATCAATTTAAAGAGTATCAATTTAGTGTTGATGATTTAGATGAGTTCACTGGATTTAAGATTAAAATTGTAAGTAGTGGAACCAATGAAGCACTTGCACCTAGATTTAAAGATTTTAGAGCACTAGCATTAGCATAATGAAATTAGGAAAAACACTTACTAAAATTAAAGATTGGGATAAAGCAAAAGCAAAGTGGTTTCAGGACAAATTTAACTTGACTGATTACCAAATGCTTTGTATTGCATTTGTAAAGGGTTTTATTATAGGAGCAATTTTGTTATGATACCAGTTGAGGGTCATAAACACTTATATAGAGATAAAAAATCTGGG